CGCACCACGGGCACACCGTCAGTCCCACCGCGTAATGCCGCCCGCATCCACACCGCACGACCGGCGGCCCCGAGGTGGGCAGATTGGTAGGCTGCGGGCCGCCTCCGGTCCAACGCCCCGTGCGGGCGCCGTGGTAGGTGAACAGGTCGTGCAGCCGGCCGTCGGCGGCCAGCATGTTCCGAATCGCGTAAAGCTTCTTGACGCTGGCCGACCCGATCAGCGCCCGCAGTTCGAGGGCGCGGCGGGCATCGCCCAGGCGCATGACGATGTGGTCGTGGAGGTTGGGTGCGGTGGTGGCCAGACGCGCGTCGAGGCCGTCGGGTGGCACTGTCGGATCGAGATTGACCGCAACGAGGCGGGCGACCGCTTCCTTGGTGACGTTCCGAAGGGCGGTATCGGGCTTCTCGACTGCGTTCAGGCGGTTCTCGGACGCCGCCCACGCTTCGTATGTCCGCCGCCGGTACTCGGGCTCTCCCAATTCCTCGACCCGCTCCCGCACCCATTCGGGCCGCCCCATCGCCGCGAGCGTATTCTCAACGTGCTCCTCGTCCAGGGACTCCATGTCGACGCCGCACGAAAGCAGCCAGAGACGCAACCGTGCCGTCTCGGAGGCGTTGCAGCCGGCAAGCGCTTGCAGCTCGCCGTTATACCGTTCGAACGCCTGCTCGATCACGGCAATGCAATCCGCCATGCCGTCCTGATCGATCGCGATGCCACGGCTGTTGATATCGTGATCGAGGTACCAGACTTCTTGCTCCCGATCGGACAAGTCGGGCAGCCGGTGGCTCGCCTCGGCCTCCGTTTCAATATCCCGGATGTTGTAGGAGACCAGCCGGGCGAAGTCCTCCGGGTCATCCTCGGGCCGGATGCGGCGGCGCGGGTCGGCCTTGGTTGGATTCCGTGGGACGCTGAACTTGTCCAGCAGTCGCTTGCCGTCCTTATCCTTGCGGAGCGTGAGCTGCATCGCTTCGCCTGCCGCGTCCAGGCTGCCAGGGTACCCGGCGGCGCGGGCCTTGGCCATCGTGCAGCGCACCTGCCGAACAGGTAGCTCAGGCCAACCATAGAGCCTCGTGCAGACCCGACCCCAAATCCAAATTTCGAAGGGCGCGTTCCACGCCTCGACCAGCCGCCCGGCGGCCAGGTGGTCGAACAACGGCTGCGGGTTAGGCTGGCCGGGCCGCCATGTACGGGGGCCTGCGCCGTCGTGGAGGTCGTAGGCGAGCGACAGCACCTCGGTCTCTGGACGCTCGGCATAGACGGCCGCTCCCACTACCGAGAGGCCCTTGCGCCCCTGGCTGGCGTTGGGAGGCCCGCGCCACTTGCCGGCGCTCTCGTCCCAGACGTAGCCGGCGGGGGATTAGGTCTCGAAGTCCATGCAGGCCAGAACGGTCGAGACGCCCATGTCGGCGGGGCGTTGAGCGCCGTAAAGGGTCATAGGAGCCCCGAGTCCAGGTTACCCGTGATGCACAGGACAGCGCGCTCCCGATCGCTCCTGCCGGCGCAGGAATCGAGCCCGTACCAGTACCCCATACACCAGTAGGACCCGAGGAAGCTCCAAGCGTAACCGAAGATCATTTCGTCACCACCCCCGCTTCGGCCAGCATCTCTGCCGCCACTTCAAAAGTCCGTGAGCCCATACTCGTCGTTCCGTCCGCCCAGACGATGCGGGCGACGCCGGCTTGGATCAGCATCCGGGCGCATGGCGCGCACGGCGCGTGGGTCGCATAGACCGTGGTCCCGAGCAGGGAGACGCCGATCCGTGCGGCCTGCGCCACGAGGTTCTCCTCGGCATGGGCGCACCAGAGGTACTTCTCAGGGTTACTCGATCCCGAAGTGCCTACCCGATCGGGCATATCCTGGACGCCACGGGGTGGCCCATTATAGCCGGTGCTGACGATCGCCCGGTCGGGGCTGACGGCGACGGCACCGACCTTGGTGCTGTCCTTCGACCAACCGGCGATCAGCGCAGCGAGTTCGAGGAAGCGTTGGTCCCAGTTGGTCATCGGTCGTTCTCCCGGAGGAGAGCGGGCGGCAAGTCCTGGCAGGCACGGCACAGCCGTTGCCCTTCGGGAGACCGCTGGTCCTCCACGCGCATGCCGCAAGCCGGCGGCCAGACGGGGCAGGTGACGGGCCGCGCGGCGTCGAGGTCAACCGAGGCGTCTGATGATGTCGGCATAGTATTGCTCCTCTCGTTCGATCAGAATTGCGTGGTGGCCGGTGTTACGTGCCGCGGCGCCTGTTGTTCCGCTGCCGGCGAAGGGGTCGAGTACGGTGCCGCCTGGTGGGGTGATGAGTTTGATCAGCCATTCCATGAGGGCGATCGGTTTGACCGTTGGATGCTTGGACTCGCACCTATCGGCCTTCGAAGCCTTACTTGAGTAGAAAAATCGAGCGGCCGAAGGCTCCTTGCCGGTCGTCTGCCCCTGCTGGCCCGGCGCGGTCGGGAAGCACGACAGAACCTCGTCGGACCCGTCGTGCAGGACGTTGGCGGGCCATCTGCCGAGCGTTGTCTCGCCTGCACTGACCGACCCGCCGAGACCGGGAGCGTACGTGTTGGTATCGAGCCGACGGTTACTCACGACCAGTCGCCGGCCGGGCGTTTGAGTGAACGACACGGTGCGAGAGTCGCCGTATTGTTTGTCCTGGCTTGCCTCGCCCTCACGTTCGGCCGGAGCTTCCCCACCAGTGAGTGGAACTCGGCAGGCGTCGATATTCAGGCCGCCGACCCCGTGGGCGAGGGCGTTACTGGCGAGCGTGCCGTCGAGCGGCTTACGGGCCAGCACGATCGGCTCGTAAGCCGGCTTCAGAGCGCTGCCCCAACCGGCCCATTGCTTGGCGGCGTCGGTGGCTGGCGCAGTCTCCAGGTACTCCCCGCCTGCGAAGTCGGCCGCCTTGTCGATAGCCTTCGACACGTCATGGCTCTTAGGGAAGCCCGTTCCGTACAGCCACATCAGCGAGTCCCGTATCTCAAACCCCGCGTCCTCGATCGCGCAGGTCATCCGATGGACCGTCCGGGGCGAGCTGAATGCCGCGAGGTGGCCGCCCGGCGGCAGCAGGTCGTAACAGAGCCGCCAGAACGCCGGGTCTTGGGCGATGTCGCCTCCGTCCCAAGTTTTGCCCATGAAGCCGGTCGAGATGCGGCGGCCAAGCGCTGACGATGCGGGTGCCGCCGTCGGACTGCCGAACCGCTTGACCGTGCTGAGCAGATGGTACGGCGGGTCTGTCACGATCGCATCGATGCGGGTGCCGGCCAACAGCGGCAGGACGTCCCAAGAGTCGCCGGGGATCGCGGTTACCATGCCAACTCCTTAAAACGAGCCAGGAAGCAGGCCTCGGCACAAGGCGGGTACTGGTATTCGATCGTGATGCCGAGCGGTGTCCCGAGGTCGCGGTAGCATGCGCCGGGCATCAGCGCGGCCCACTCGTCGGCAAGGATCGACCGTTTTAACCGCCTCCGGCACGTCCGCCGACAGCCCGAACCGTCCGCGAATCGCGTCATCGTCCCCTCAATGCGTAGTAGAGTTCTCGGCACGCCTCGGCGTCGGCCAAAGCGTCATGGGCGCAGCGTATTTCCTTGCCGCAGATGATCCGGTACGCCTCGGCCAGCGATGGCGTTTTCCACTCGTTGCCGTAGCCTGCCGCCACCTGCCTGTCGGTCGGCGGGATGCAGGCGATGTCGCGACTGGCCTTCATGCAGCAGAACCGTGGCGGCCAAGACTCTCGGGATATCCCCGACCGGGCGAACATTGTCTGGATCAGGAACCAATCGAACTCCGCGTTGAAGGCCACCACCTCCGTCGCCAAGTGCAACCACCCGAGTAAGTACAAGGCGACCTCGACCCGGGGGCGGCCGGCGAGAGTGGCGATCTCGGTCGTAATGCCGTGAATCGCTACCACGTCGGCGGGTACGGGCTGCATCGGGACGACGTAGCTGTTCATCGCCACCTCCGTCTCCGTGAGGACGGACAGCTGAAGAACACTCGGCTGGCTCGGCGCGTCCACGGGGAGCCGGTAATCCGGCAGGCCCGTGGTCTCGGTGTCGATGAAGAGGATCATTCCCGGCACGCCGCTTCGACAGCGTTCAGCTCCTCCAACTCTTCCGAGTAGTACGCGACGGCCTCAGGGTCTCCAGACTCCGCTGCGCACTCGGCCGCCCGTTCGAGAAGGTTACGCCAGCACCCGATCCGTGCCAGAACCATTCCTCCGAGAGTGCGATGACCGCCGTTCATACGGCACCTGCGCGGCAGGAGAGGACGTGCATCTCGGAACGAAGGTCTTTAAGGGACGCAGCACGAATGGAAGCAAGGCACCTTGCGTTCTGCCGCGTCGCCACCCAATGCCCCCATCGCCGTTGGACGGCCCAACGGGCGCCGTTAACCTGGACTACCTTCATACCGCGCCCTCCAACTCGTGCCGGTACTGCCGCCAGCCAATCAGGTTCCCCAGTTGCCGCTCGCCGGGCAGCATCGGCCGAGCGACGTGCTCGAACGGGCTGGCGTGGAGCGGGCGAGCTTGCGACATGGCAAGGCCCTTGAGGTAGTCGTCATGAACGCTGGTCGCCCCGTCAAAAGGCCGGTAGGACACCCTGGCGCAACGGGCCGCAGAGGCCAGCGGCCAGTAGCTCGGCCCAACGGCTTCCGCCTCCGTCGCGTCAGAACGGCCGATATAGGGGATGCGCCAGTGCCCTGCTGGGCACTCAGTCGGCGCGCTCTCCGCCAGGGCCGTCCGGATCGCTTCGGCCAGCAGTTGCATGTGCGGCTCGGCGTCCGGGTGGCAGCGGAGGGCGAAGAAGTTATCCCACTCAGTCGCGCTGATCAGGCCGTCCACCCACATCCATGGTTCGAGCAGGCGGTTGATGTTCTGCTTATGGGGGCGATGCTTTAACATGCGGTTAGCCGCATAGAGCACCTCGTCGCGCGTGGACAGCCACCATGCGGTCAGGTCATCCGCTTCGCCGCCCGTAATGACCTCGCGGCCCTGCATGCCCGGCTGGTTGCGCGTCCAGATCGGGATGAACGTGTCGTTGCAGACCTCCTCAAGCAGACGATCGGTCGGCACGGCCCGGCTGGAGCGGGCGTTGCGTGAGTTATGGACCACGACTCCGTTAGCCAGGAAGTTTGGGTACTTGCCAGCAATCTCCAAGTCATAGGTCTGCTCTTGCCCACGGTAGTCGATAGAGTCCACGACAACTGAGTCCGCGTACAGGTAGGTGTCGCCCTGCCAACCTTGAACCGCGTGCTCCTTTTTATGGCAGGCCCGGCAGAGCAGTTGGGCGTTGGATTCTTCGAAGGCTTTGCTTGGATCAACGTGTACGGGGATGACATGGTGGACCTCCAGCGCCTCCGTACTGGCGCACTTCTGACAGCCCTCGTGCTTCGCTTGTAACTCCAGGCGTATGCCCTTCTGCCAAGTGCTCCTCCAACGCCCGTCTATCTTCTTGAGCCGAACAGGGTCTACCTCATCGCGGCCCAACTTACCACGGCGCTGAACCAGAACCTCTGTGACCCCTGGGGCGATGTCTGCGATCCGGAGCCAGCCTTCGGTCGTGTTCACCAAGTGATCGGCGGAGCCCACGACCCGAAACTTACCAGCGGACACCACGAAGAGGTCTTTGACCCCTGACAGGAAGCAGTTCTTGACCGTGCTCGTTTGTATGCGGCCGGTATCCTCGTTGAACTGCCGTATCTGCATGGCCTCAAGGCGCTCGCGCATGGGCTGCCGATTACTCACCGGAAGGGAGTCACGGTATGCCATGAAGTCGCGGCCCTTAATGAGCCACCCCCAGGGCTTTTCTTTAGACCCGGCGAGTATCCCAAGGGCACAAGCGCGGTTGATGTTGGTTTTGGATACCCCGAAGATTTCCGCCAGCTCACGGGCGGAGTACGCCTTCTCCTGATCGAGCAAGCCGAAGTCGAGCTTGACCCGAGGGTTGTTGAGCCGGGGTGCGGCGCCGTTGTACCATTTGTCCACGAACTCGTCCAGCCGCATAGTAAACCCGCGACGGTACTTACCGTCCTTGCTTCCTGCCGGAAGGTCGAAAGTCAGAACGGTGTCCCCGGCCAAGCAAAACGTCCGGTGCGTGTTGATCTCGGCCAGGATCGAACGCGGCGCCCGGTACTGGACGGTGGTCAGGCGGGGCGCGCCGGGGGCGATGCTGTCGAGAATAACCGTTGCTGTGATTGCCATCAGACGCCTCCCGCTGCACGAGCACGAGCCTCGGCACCCAACGCGGCGTAGCTAACGCGGTCCTCGTAGCTATCAGCGTGGTACCCGGGTGCGGCCCGACCGCGCACGATCTTGAGCACTTCGAGCAGGAGCCAACCGTCCTCCTCGGTCAGCGCGTGCCCAGTCAGGACGTTGAACGCCACTACGGCGCGCCCCATCGAACGCTCACCGGCGGGAGAGTCGTAGGTCACAGCTCGATCGCCGAGGTGGGCGAGCGCGGCCTGGAGGACGGTTCCGGCAGTGACTCGCAGTCCCATCGCCTGTGGACGACCGCCCGGCGTCAGCCGCCCATTCGCGTCGGTCCGTGCCTGCACCACGTCGGGCTCGTGCGGGTCGAACCACTCGCGCACCCCGCCGTCGCACACTATCTCGGACAGCCCCAAATCCAGCAGGCGTTGCTCGTCAGCAGGTC